TATACCACTGATGCCGATCATCTTCACCGAATACCCAATGCTTGCACGTCCCACAGCATTTCTCGTTCATTCTCGTAATGCCCTCCTCAAAGCGTCCTGAAATTTCCGCCTCACGTCCTTGGCCTTCGCTCGCACCGCGCCCTGTATCGTCCGCCATCCGCGAGCCGCGTGAAACCACGCCTGTTCATCCTCGTCCTGCACGAATGGCGCATAACTCGCGTTATTGCCCACAATCGCGCTACGCCCGTCTGAGGCTATGCGCGTCGTCCAACGGCGGCCTAGCGTCTCAGACGTTTGACGACCGCCAATACCGCCACCGGCGAGAGTCCACCGGCTACCGTATCCACGCTCGTACCAGCGCGACGGGTGGGGCCCTGGCTCATTCGCGGCGGTCGCTCGCGGATATTCCGCGATCCAGGATTTCACATCACTAGCCGCAGCGGTGAGCGCGCCACGAAAGTACGCGCCTTTGCCTAATCGTTCTAGTTTACGCCGTAGCCGATCGTATCCCTCGATCTCGATATTGACGCTCACGCTATTTCACCCACTCATGTGTCACCCAGCAACGGCATCGCGGATGTGCCGGAGGCCAACCCACGGTCCACCCTTCTGATTGTCGTTTGCCGTCGTTGGGCGCGCATACGTTGCAGACCAGGCTGTCGCGGTTGGTATGCCAAACTGGCTCTAACCGCATCCCCTGGGTTTGCGCCTCCTGGGCTACCAATCGTTCGCCCTCTGCGAATGCGCGTGTCACCTCAGTGACAGCAATTGCCTCTGCGCGTTGTCGGCTGAAATAGGGCTCTAGCGCACGCCGCAGATCGCCTATCGGGCGGCCCGGCTCCTCAATGTATCGCGCTACCTGTTTCTGAATCACGCGTTGTGTCGTATCGGTGATATCGCTGATTAGGCCGCCCGCATATTCTGACGCCCAATCCGACGCTCGTTCTGCCGCGAGCGTCCAATCTACGCCAATGCCCTGTCGCTCGATTATGCCGCTCGCGCTCTCACGCGCCAGACGTTCGATCTCTGGGCGGATGTCGGCTAGCATCTGTCCCTGTGCGCTCGCCCAGAATGCGGCGTCCAGTTGGTTTACGTCAGGCGGGTCGCCTAATTTGCGCATCACCTCGCCCAGTTGGTCGCCAAGCCGGGCGCGCAACAGACGAATCAACCTACGTTCTGCGCTGTCCTTGGCCTCCGCGTTTGGATCGGTTAAACCGTCATTAGTCACGCGCTCGGCCTTTATCAGAAAGGGCCGACAAACGCCGCTTTCACCTCCTGTTCGTTCGGCGAGAATCGTGCGGCTTTGATCGCGCCGTGTTTCACCGCGTATCTACGCCAGGTCGTTAATTCCGCTTTGCGCTTTTCCTCAATCTCATTCTCTGTGCGTGGCGGCTCTGATTCTGTTTCAGTCGGCCCTAGAAGCATTTTTGCTACCTCAGCCGGTAGCAATTTGCCCCTGGCGTCTCCGATAGGATCATCGCCATAATATTGCGCCCGGATCTCATCTACCGTGTGACTCTGCGCATAGACCTGCTGTTCCTGCAATACTATCTGGCGATCGGTTATGCGGATATCGTCGAATTCCGCCACCAGATTCTCGCCGTATGTGGGCAATAGCGTGTGCGTGATAGCGCTAGAAATGGCGGCCATATCGGCGTAGATCGAATCGGCGAGCGTTTTGCGTCCTGCCTCAGCGTTGGCTTCTGTCGCGTTCACGTCCAATACCGACGCCAGGCCCGGTGCAAAGAGCGCGAAAATCTCCTCCTTGTTAAACTGGCGCGCCTGTAGAAACTCCATATCCCGCTGCGAGATCGTGTTAGCGATCCATTGCACCCCGCCGGGATTGCACCCCGCCGGGCTTGGCGTTTTGCAGCATCATCAAGCCGCGCTTTGTCCCGCCGTATTCTTGTTTGAGCTGTTGCTTCAACGCATCCCATTCAGCCGGTTGAAACGTGTCCGCGAATGCCAGGACCCCGCTCGGCTTGGCGTTGTCGCGGGCGAAAAAGCCGGTGTTCCATTTTTGCATCGCCTTATCGCCAGCGGCCACGGTCGCAATTGCCTCGACGGGCGAGAGGCCGACGAACAGATTGTTTGGATTAAATCGCCGCGAATGCAGGATTTCCCACGCCTCTAGCCGAATTTCCTGGCCGTCACCCGGATCGTATTTATAGTGTCCGATGCCCATTCGCCCATCAGGCATCGGTCGAATCCTATCGCTAGGGATTGGCCATATCTCAGACGGCGGCGCATTCTCGCTCGTACGATTCAACCACCAATATGCATTGCCGGTAAGAGCGCGATATGCCGCAAAGGTATATAACAGTTCGAATCCGGTGTCGCGCGGATTGGGATTGTCGAGCAGCATTTCGAATGGGTGGTTATCAATATCTTGTAGTTCCTCGCCAGTGCGCTGTTTCACACGAATCGGCGTCGTGGCAATCCGCGAGGCGACGTGCTGCACGGCGATCTGGACCCACGACAGCACGCGATATAGGTCCTGCTGTTTGCTCCATACGCGCTCATTGCCTGTTTCCCAACGTTGCACGTCCGCCGTGCGCGCAAACCATTCTGGTACGCTCCCCCGTTCCGCCGCTTTATGCCGCCCTAACAATCTATCCAGCAGCGTTATTGCCATCTACCCCACCCGTCGCTGAATCCATTTACAATCGCTCGCCACGCCGTGTATGCCGCCCCGGCCACTACGCCCACAAGCCAGCCGAGGATATAACATGGTATCGCTATCAGATATCCCGGCATCTCGCGCAGAATTCGCGTCATATAATTGCCACCAGATCGCGCGCGCTTGGCCGCCGCATCCCGCTCCACGCCAACGCTAGCGACATCACACAATCATCATGCATCCCTTCGGGCGCCGTATAGCGAATCCGCCCGCTGGGCAATCGTTCCATCTCGTACGCCTGCAATTCGCCTATCAGTGTCGGCTCATTCAGTATCGTGATATCGCCCCGCTCGAACGCAAGAGCCAGCGACTCGATTGCCTCCGCCTTTGTCGCGTTCGTCGTCGTGAACCCGCGCACCGGCAGGCCGTCGCGCTGTAGTTGCTCGATAATCGGCTCTCCCATTGCGTTCGTCTCGGCGATAATCGCGTCTGGCTGATATCGTTCTGCCAACGCCATCAGCCTCTTGCGCTGGAACGCATAGTCGATCTGGTTAAACCGATCCATCGCTACCATCGTGCGGCTCTCGGCATCGAACACGGTGAGCACGGTAAAATCATCGTGCTTGCCCCAATCCACGCCGACGATATAGGTATGCCCGTCCTGCGGCCTCTGCTCCTGTGCCGTCGCCGCGTCCATCACGCGCCGGAACACGCCGCCTGCGTCCTCCAGGAAAATCGCGCGGTATTCCTGTGCGAATATGCGCTCTGGCAGGTCGTGGCGCGCGGCGGCAATCTCGCTCGCCGGAATATACGGGTTTTCAGACGTCGGCCGCTGCCATGATGCCCAGTCGGGCTCATGCTCGTCCTGTCCGCGCTGATACAAACGCCAGAACCAATTGCGCCCCTTCGGCGTCGAGATGAACATTGCGCCGCCCTGCCTATCGCTCAGCGCGGGCCGCAGCGCCTCGCTCCACGCTTCCTCGCGCATAAACGCGCACTCGTCCAATACGCAGAAGTCAAGTCCCTCACCGCGCAGACTATCTGGCCGGTCTGCGGATTTAACCTGAATGATTCCGGCGCCAGGGATTTTTGCCAAATGATCGCCTTCTCTAATAGTTGCTCCATCGATCTGTATGGCAAGCGCCTTTATCATCCGCCATCCAATCTCTGATACCGGATAATTGGGGGCAACCCACCAAGACCTCCCACCTCTTAGTGCTGTCGCTAGGCACAAAATTGATCCTAGCCGTGTTTTCCCCCATCATCATCGGCGCCCGCAGGCGAGTACACGGAATCTCGCAGTCGAGCGCCAAACCTCCTTTTGTGCCCAATGTAAACTTGGCAGATGCGCGATAATATTCATCGATAGTCAATAATCGCCGTAGATTTATGCCGATTGCAGAAACCGCAAAGAGGCTGAATATTGTCGATATTATGTGCGCCCCCCTTGCTAAGCGGCACTATGTGATCTATCTGAAGATCCTCAGTCGCGCCACAACAGACACATTGATGGCCATATCGATCCAATACGTGTAGCCAATCTGTCGCAGTAAAGGCGCCCCCAGCATGGCGTTTTTCGGCCCGACGCTTCGCCTGTGCAACCCTATGGCTACGTCTAGCACGTTCTTTATATTGCTTTCGGTATTCTCTCGCCTTTTTAGCAGAACACGCCAAACAATATGAACGCACGCCACCCCGTTTTCGACGATCACGCGCAAACTGCGAAAGGGGCTTATATCGCCCGCACATAGAACAACGCTTATATCCGTCAGTTAAATCAATCCGCCGGCCCTCCCAGCTATGTTTGTTGGAGCATGAGCGGCATGGCTGTCCTTCTGATAGCCGTTTCGCAGTGCTGGGTATAATCCAACGGCCAGTGCCGCAAAAGTCACACGTTACCCAAACATATGTAGTACGCTGAGTTTTCCCCTGGATCAATTTTGTTTGATCGTAGTGGATCACGCCTGCTCCATATCATTGCCCCAATCAAGATGGTATTCTATCGGCCCAGCCCGAGCAATCGCGCCCGTCGTTCCATCACGCGCAGAATGCGGTCTGTGTATGCCGGTTTGTGCCGATATGGCCATAGGTTTTCGAGCAGATCGTCCAGCCGCTGCAATTCGAGCGTGCGCACAGATTCGGCTTCCTCGCCGATCTTGTCCATCAGCCGATCCAGCGCGCGATTTACGGCCCGCCAAGCACCTGATTCGCTAATCCCTAATCGTTCGCCAATAGCAGCATACGTCAAGCCGGCTTTGCGCAATTCGAGGCACGCAACCTCGCGCTCGCGTCCTCGCAGAATCTGTTGGCTCGCTCTGCTATCTGCCATCTTGATACCTAGTGGCTTGACTCGGCTCAATCGTGACGCGAATAGGCCCGCCGCGCCAACATACGACCTGCAGCGCCTCAGGCAGGTTAGTCTCATCTATATCCAACGTCAGTCGCATCCCCTCATCACCGTGAATTCGTATCGCGCTCACGGTGGACGGTATCACGGCCTCGAACGTAATGCTCTCGCTCAATTATCCCCTCGCGAATCCTAATCAGTTTCGAAATTCATGCCGCCAGACCCTTGACAGCACTGTAGCCATCTGCTATAATGGGGCTAGATGAGAGAACAGAGATGGGAGGCCAAGGATGAACATCAATGAGACCAAAGTCAGCGCCGACCGGGACGTCGTTCCTTTCTTCAACGGTTGCCCCCGCTGCGGTGAGCGCGTCGTCGATAACCTGCGCTGGGACAACGACGGCGAAACGGTCACCTGCGCGACCTGCGGCATGCGCTACAATCCGGATGCCAGGTGGCGGACGCGTAGCCGCTAACAGCCGAAACCGGGCTCCGGCCCGGTCTGGCGGGACTGGCCGCCCGCCACTGATGAGGCAGGCCGTATAGGAGGACAACAATGACACAGTTCCAATCACAGTTGAGCAATGGGATGTGGATGGACCTGGACGAGCGATTGTTCGCCAACCGCGTACGCGACATCCTCAAGTTCGACGCCTGGTATGCCCCTCGCATCGGCCGTGAGCCGCTCACCAGCCGTGAGCAGATCGAGGACGCGCTGATTGCGGGTAACGAACTGCGCTACGGCCCGGATTGGTACGCCGTCGTTCGCGCCAAGCCGGAGCCGCGTCCGTCGCATCCAGAGCCCGAGATGGTCCGTTGCGACTGCGGCCATCTGTGTGAGCGCGGTCTGGTGATGAACACATCAACCGGCACGAGCTGCCCCGACTGTTACGATGAAATGAGCCTATAGGAGACAACTATGGCCCCTCAACTGAACACCCACGTGAGCGCTGAGACCGTTCGCCGAGCCCGCTATCTGCGCAATGTCTACGGCTACAGCCTGCGCGATTTGTTCACCCTCGGCGTGCAACACATCTACGACCAAGTCCGCGAGAATGAGGAGAAGGAAGCCGACATGTACCTCGATGAGTACGGATTCGACACCCGCCTACTAGCCCTGGCCGACGCGATCCACAACGCGGTTTGCGGTTGCGCTGACAAAACCTGCACAATCGAGGCTGACGTCTACGATTGGCTGGCCTCAACTGGCGATAACGACGAGGTGGCGGCCAGGTCACTCGACGACCTCATTGCCGAATGGCGCGAGTACGACAACGCCGCCGAGGACGATGCCTAACCTATCTCTGTTCTGTTAAAGTGCATGCCCCCGCCCCACGCGGGGGCTGCGTCGCGTTAGGCCCGTGTTCCGCGACGCTATACCCAGTCAGAGCTATTCGTCGGGCCTGGGCAACGGTCCTGTTTTGCGCCGACTTTGTCCCATGTTCGTCGGCGCTATGCCCAGTGATAAGTATTCCCCGGGCCTGGGCAGCGGGCTTTGTTTTACGACGCGCCCGCTACGTCACGCGCCGACCTGCTATCGCCGTGCCGGACTCGAACCGGCTATGCGCATCCCGTCACCCGACGGACGGCGACTTCAAATCATTTGCTTTTTTATTTCTTCCACACGGTCAGCACAACGTTCTAGGCGATCGCGGATATCCGTAAGGCTGTTTTGGAAAACTACTAATATCCCGTCTAGTCCAAGACCATACATCTCATTAAGGGGAAATTGCGTTGGCGGCTCGATGTCTAGCAAACCTTCCAGGTTTTCAAGCCGATTCGCCACATCCCTGATAACACTGCGCAACGGATAATGCTTTGTGTCTGCCACTACTAGCCTCCTCTGCTATTACTGTCTTCTTCATCCAGCGATTTGAGGGCATTGCATGTTCATCTTCCTTCTCTATCGCCAATTCGTCCTGAAGACCCTCGAAACGGGTCACGGGACTGCCTGATAAGCCACAAAAATTAACCAACGTATCTATCTAGTCGCGCCTGTACGCTATCCGGCGCACTAGGCAATGTCAGTAGACGAAAGGGCCGCGGTTCTTCATATTGTATCCCGCGCAGACCCGCATCCCACCAATCACACCATGGCGTGCGCCAGTCCACATCAAGGCATAGAGGGCCAACCTGCACAGAAACAGCGCCAATTCCAGTTCCAGTGTCTTCAGGCGAGACCAAAACACAGAGGCGCACGCGCTCAGCATGCTCACGCGCCCTCCGCGTCAATCATCGCCTGCTGGAGGTCGGCTATGGCGTCTAGCAGTTTTTCCTGCGCCTGCCGCTCAAGCTCCTCCCACTCCGTCGTGTCCTCATCCCAGTCGCAAATCACAACGTTCGTCCGCGCCGCTTCCCAGTCTACCGCCGCCTGAATCACAGCGTCTTTGACGGCACTGGGCAGGCGGTCTTTGCGCTGCTGATATTCGACGTCTACATACCGCTCTAGTCGCGCCTGCACCGGACACAGCCGCTGTCGCAGCCACGTCAATAGGCGATAGAGTTGACGCGCCATTGTTTTCTCCTCGCAGGTCTATCGGCTCACGTCTTTGGGCGGCAATAGATCCCATCCCATATATCGCGCATCTATGCTATCCGGCGCGCCAGGCAACTTGCGCACGTGCGTAATCTGGCCCGTGAGAAACGCGGCCCCGCCCGCCTGTATCGCCCGCCATATCAGCGGCTCCCAGGACAACACAGCGTATCCCCACGCCACGCGCAGCAGCGCCGCTACCACCGGTACCGCAAGGCACAGCCCCAGGAATACTAACCGTTTCGCCTTGGCCGCTAGCGCGCTATAGCCACGCCAATACTCCACCACGAACGATAGCGCCACGCCAATCACAGCGGCCACGCCGGGACCGCTCGCGTACGCCAAAGCCTCAGACCAAGTCACAGATTGTGCCTCCTCTAAAATCTCACGCCTAACCAACCAGCCAGCACTGATAACGCCGTTGATAGCCCCGCGAGCAGCCCTGTGCGCGTTTCGAGCCGCGCAATCCGCTCGCCGTGATTTACGCACACCTCTCGCAGACGTTCGTCAATATCGTCGATCTGCGCCGCCATACGCTCGGTACGTTCGTCAATTCTGGCTATCTGTGCTGCTGTGTCGTCGGGCATTACTCAAACCTATCGCTATTTACCTCACCGTAGACTAGTATCTCAGCCTCGGCGCATTCCTCAATTGATACCATCTGCCTCAAATCCCGTCGCTCCGTATACCGGCGGTTTTCCTCTTGCTGCTTCATAAACCGAGCCCATTCCGGCCATTGAGTTAGTGATCCATTGAGCTCATATTTTTCGGCACATTCATGACATAGCCAATCTGTGCCGTCTAGATTGCGCTCACAAATACAACATTGTGCAGCCACAAAGCCTCCTAAAGCCTTATATGGATTCACCCCCTCAAAATGTTACATTTTGCGCGCGATATCCGACGGG